GCAGTTTTCTTATATGGACCACCAGGATTGGCGTCACGAATCTCTTTGATCTTATTCAGTTTCTGATAAAGTGCTGCATCACCACCCAATCGTAATGCACTGACAATAGTAGCAAGTTCTTTATCGTTAATAGGGAGGTCCATTAGGAGAAAAATAGTTCTAGGTTTACAGTTTTTTCGACATTCCAACCGATAGCATCGAGGATTGCCTTTAGTGGTTCGACAAAGGACTTTTCAAATTGTAGGTCATAGTCAACGTACTTGTCAAGATTAAGTTCCCGTGGAAAGTCCTGGATGAAAGAGATAATATTCTCATGAATGATATTTGGTTTCTTCAAATAACAAAATTTAATCTTTTCACCATTTTGAATTAGAGAATACTTATTAGTAAGTTTTTTCTCTTTGATGTAGTGATTGAATAACAGTGCTCCACGAATGTGAATAGGAGTTCCTTTAACATAGATTTCAGAAGAACCTTTATACTTCACAACATCAGAAGCAGAACGAGGGAATGACACCTGTTCTGGTGGAAGTTTCTTAAACTCCTCACGACTCTTATCAATAAACGCAATCATATCATCCTCAGTTCCAGTCATGAGAATCTGAAACGCATCCTTGAGCATCTTGCGACAGGGTGCTGGAGTTGATGATTTTACAGACTCAATACCCATGACTTTGAGTTTAGGTTCAGCATAAGCAACACCTTCACTATTCCACACGTTTAAGATATATCTTTTCTTTGCAGTCCAGATACCACGATCAGCAATATTCTCACGTTTCATTTGCATTTTTTGGTCGTATGCTGAGACATACGTCGCCAAGTTCTGATAGCACGTATCGATGTACGGTTCCAGTTTGTCTTGGCAGATCTTATCAAGTAGTTCCACAACTGCAGTTTTATCACCAGACTTGTGACCAAGAAATTTATCAACAATAGGTCCAAGATTAAGATAAATTGAATCTGTGTCAGATGCAATTACGTAATCCTCTTCAGTTGTAGACAACAGTTTATTTAGATAATCATTCATCTTCTGCTCAATCCAACGGATAGAGACTTGACCAGAAAGCGTAATCGCCTCCGCATTGGCCAGTTTATAGTACCTAAAATACTGATTACCGATAGCACCATAAGCAGAGTTGAGTGAGATCTTCTTAGCCATCTGGATATTGTTACAACGGGCGATCTCTTTCTCCAGTGCCTTAGTAGGAGTCTTTTCATATTGCTGCTTTGCCTGAAGCATTCGTTTCTTAAAGATAACCCTATCACCATACATCTTATCCATCAGTTCTGGTAGGAACCCACGAACATCTTTACGATACATGGCACCATTGGCACATACCGCATTATCCTTGTACAACTCAAAGTTTATTTCTTCCTTAAGTATTCTATCAACTGTAGCAGTTGGGTGTCTTTCCTCCAGGAGTGTCTCTGGGGAGATATTGTACTGCATAATGAGATGAGGGTACAAAGAGTTAAGATCAAAACTAACAACCCAATCATACTTTCCCGGAATTGGTTCTTTGACATAAGCACCCGCGTACTTTTCGTTTTTGTCAGACCTAATCTTTGGTGGAATAACAATATCCCGTTTCTTCAGATAGTTATAGATAATGTTATCCCACATACGAACCTGATAGAACACATCATTATAGTTGACCTTGGCATCATAGGCCATTGTCAAGGCAAGTTCAATCAGTTTCATCTTGTCTTCCAAACGGTCAACAAGTTCTACGTCAACGATGTTATATTCAATAAACTTCTGCCACCCTTTGGTATAGAAATCTTTAAAAGTGTCAAACTCAGAGTGATCTAGTTTCTTTTGACCTAACTCCACCTCTGCTATGTAGTCGAGACGATAAGATTCTTGTGCCTTATAAGTAAACTTCTTATACAAGTCAAGGTAATCTAGTTGGGTCAATCCACCAACATCAAAACTAAGTTGCTTCCTACCTTTTACATATATTTCATTCTCAGTTACAAGACCCCATGGAGAGAAACGTTTCATCAACTTCTCACCTAACACACGATTGAGTCGTTTGCAGATGTATGGAATATCGAACAGTTGAACATTCCATCCAGTCACCACATCAGGAACATCCTGCATCCAGTGATTGATGAAGTGATTTAGAAGTTCTTGCTCCGAAGGACAATAATGATATGTGACATTCTTCTGTTTATTAATGAAAGGTTTGACTCCCCATGTAATAATATCCTTAGTTGTATAATCCTGAATTGTAATAGCAAGAATCTCTTCAGATGCAGACTCTACATCAGGAAATCCATGTTCAGCAGTGGTCTCAATATCAAGAGTTACCAGTTTGATTTGACTGATATCGAACTTGATTTCATCCTCAGGATACTTCTCTGAGATATATTGATAGATGTAACGATCATTGCCATAGATAGCAAATCCATCAACCTCATCATACTTCTTATAGAACTCACGACAATCCCGAACTGTGCCAGGATGCACTTCCTCTACTGGTTCTCCACTTAATGTTCTATACTTTGAATCTCTTTTAGATTTCACAAACAGAGTAGGAAAGAACTCATCTCTGTGTTCATACCTTCTACCATTCTCAACTCCCCGAACGAGAAACTGATTACCGATCAACTGAACATTAGTGTAGAAACGCATTACTTAGTTAACTCTTCGTACTTTTCAACTAGGGTGGGCATTGGTTCTGTAAGAGTTAGGATCTTATCAGAACTGATCATAAAAATGTCTTGACGAGAGACACTGAGTAACCAGGGTTCCATTGTACCATCATCCTTCAATATATAAGGATTGGTCAGTTTACAATCTGGTTCACCAACATCAGCACCAACTTCATCAATCTGACTTACTAGGACTTTGTTGTTCGTCAGAACTATTGCTTTGATTGTTTTTTCCATATTTTACGATGTCCTCAACATACATTTCTGTTAGTTTGGCAGTGGGTTCTACCATTGTCACTACCCAATCAGCTGGGATTGGAATATTTTCTTCAGCAGATAGTGGCATCCATGGGAACAGAGATACTTCAAAACCTGCTTTTCTTCCACGACCCTCACTCATATCTTCAAGAGTATTGGGATCACGCATCTTAATGACACAAGGTTTATTTAGATAATATCCAACAACCCGTCGATCATCATCTTCACCATATGCCATCTCAGTGATGTCGGCAATCATGTCTTCACCCGACTTCAAAAGCAAAAGTTTAATAGTCATAGTCTAGTATTTCCTCATCTATATTTTAGCAATAAAAAAGAGGGGCGTCAACTGGATTGTGCCAGTTGCCCCTCTGCGGCGACGATATTCAGTTTTATTTAGTGCAGGTTATACACTCTTTTTTAGGAAGATTCTTGTACTGGTGGTGATACTAAACTAGTAATTGTTGTGACTAATGCTATGGGAGCAAGAATAATTGCCCAGGCATAAACAAATGCTACGGCAGATGATTTTAAATCTTCTAACATATCAAAGAAAGTCCAAATCATCTGTGGAATCGTCAACAAAAGCATTAATAACTAATGAGGAAAATGGAGTAATAATTGCTACTATTATTAGAAATTCCACAGTGTTTTGTTTTACGACATAATTATATAGTTTTAGTGTATCATTATGATACATTTTTGTATCAGTTGCAGCAGAAATCAGTTAGGATATCAGAACCAATCCTTTCTTTGATGATGTTGTGGAACAATTCTACCGAGTGTAATACTCAGCAACCCATCCTCAAAGCTAACTGATCTAACTTCCGTCTCGTCACTGAGGGTCCATGCTCTAGTGAAAGATCTTTGAGCCACTCCTCTGTGGACATACTCTTTCCCTGTTTCTCCATCTTCTCGTTGCCCTTCGACAAAGAGTTTTCCGTCTTGTGTGTAGACATTGACTTGCTTTTTCTTGAATCCTGCTAGTGCTAGTTCCAGTCTTGATTCTACGTTGCTGACCGTAACCAGGTTATAAGGGGGGTAATTCGACGTTGTTTCGTGTAAGTCGAACACTCTATTTAGGTATTCATCCATACCAATACTATTCTTATTTATCCGATCCAGCAGCTGCGATATGTCGCCAGCACTATACTTCATCAGGTTTCCCATTGTACTTCTCCTTTACTAAGCGAGATTTGATTGTGTGGACCCCGAAGGCATCCGTTATATTTATAGCATAGCACGAAAAAAGGAGATACGGTAGTGACCGCACCTCCTTATAGGGGTTTCCGACTTTTTGAAGCGACCGCACGAAAGATCGCAGGTTTATTTATTCGGTTTCCTGGGTCTTTCCTTTCTTACCGATATTATATTTTTGCTCCAAAACCCAATCCGACTTATCCTTATATGCAAGGACCTTGATCTGATTCAGAGGGGCGATATCATTTACAGAGTCTGGTTTGACGATTGTAATCAGACCCCAATCTGCAAGCAGTTTAGCAATACGGTTACGTCTCTGAACATCATTGATAGTCAGATTAGCATGTTTACCATCCAAGGCAAACAGTTCCTTAAAGTGAACGATGAAATACCTTCCTTGCTTATGCAGGATATGGCATGATTGATAGAGTTTCTTCTCTTTGCGTGATGCAACTCCGATGCGTGTAAGAGTCTCACGAACC